CGGAGCAGTCGGCGGTCGACCAGATGGTCGCGTTGTAACTGGCTGAGGACATGGAGCCGGGCGGCGAGCTGCGGGCCGCGACTCCTCCGGGCTACATCCGGGGCGCGGCACGCAAGGGGCTGGAGTACAACCGGGCCGGACTCGGCGGTGACGGGCTGACGGATCAGACGATCCGCGAGGCGCGGCTCATGGCCGACGGGACCGTCAGCGACAGCAAGGCAATCCGGGCGTCGGCGTGGGGGGCACGGCACGCCGTCGACCTCGAAGCTCCGCAAAACCGGGACCCACAAGACCCGGGCTTTCCGGGTGCGGGTGCGGTCGCGCATTACCTGTGGGGCATCGACCCGCTCGATCCGGGTCCGGCGCGTTCATGGTTCGACAATCAGGCGAAATTGATCCGAGAGGGAAGCATGGCTGCAAGCAGGATTGCCGGCGGGGAGCCGATCATCATCTGCGACATCGACGGGACAATCCTCGACGGGGATCGTCCGATCGTCGAGACGGTCGCATTCCTCGACGAGTCACCCGAGGACGTGTACATCGTTACTGGACGCAATGAGTCCGATCGGGGAGCGACGGAGCGGGCACTCGCGGCGGCCGGCGTCGACTACGAGGAACTCTTGATGAATCCGGGGTCGACGGCCGACACCCTCAACTTCAAGCGCGAGATGGCACAACGGCTCCTGGAGGAGTATGACGTCGTCCTCGCGATCGACAACAATGCGTCGATGCGCCGGATGTATCGGGCGCTCGGTATCAAGGCGGTGAATGTCGGCGAGCTTCCGCCGGCCACGAGGAAGGCGAGCACGATCATGGAGACACGGGCACACTTCGTCGACGACATGGAGATCAGGGCGATCGGCGACAAGATGACGTTCAAGGGCTACGCGGCGGTGTTCAATTCGGATTCGGAGCCGCTGCCGTTCATCGAGCAGATCAAGCCGGGCGCATTCTCTAGGACGCTCAAGAGCCGCAACAACATCAGGATGTACGTCAACCACAACGATTCGCAGCTCCTCGCGTCGACCCGATCGGGGACGCTGCGGTTGCAGGAAGACTCCAAGGGTCTGCTCGCCGAGGCTGATCTTCCGATGACCACCGACGGCAAGAACATGAGCATCCTGCTGGAGCAGCGCATCGTCGACTCGATGTCGTTCGGCTTCTCGGTTCCTCGCGGCGGTGATACCTGGTCACCCGACGGATCGCGTCGCACCCTCACCGAGGTCCGGCTGCACGAGGTTTCGGTCGTCACCGGCCAGCCAGCGTATGCAGCCACGACGGCATCGGTGCGGAAGCTCGCCGCACGGGTCGCAGTCGACGAGGTGACGCTAGCGGCCGCACTCGTCACCCTCGAATCGGGCGATCAACTGGACGCGGCGCAAGCGGATCTCATTCGCGGTGTCGTCGACCAGCTCGCACCGAAGGACGTCAAGCCGGATAATTCGTTGATCGTCGCGAAGCAACTCCTAGCCTTGATGGAGATGCAGGCGTGAGGTAGCATCCGGTTAATGCCGGGCCACGTGAGCCGTGACCTGGTTGAGTGCGGAGCCGCACTGTGAACACCTGCGGCAACCCATTCGACTAGGAAGGCACACAATGGACGTTCTGAAGGCCCAATATGAGGCACGGGCGAAGGATCTCGAAGCCGCGAAGGCCATCGTCGATCTCTGCGCTGCCGAGGATCGCGCAATGACCGTCGACGAGAAGGTCACGTTCGATGGCACTACGGAGGGGTTCGCCCGCCGTAGCGCAATGATCGAGGAACTGAAGCGGATGTCGGCCCATGAGGCTGAGGTTCGTGCGTCGCAGGAAGGCCACGAGGATCAGATCCGCCCCGTCGGCCAGGTCGTCAAGCCGTCGAACGATGTCGAGACGATTCGGTCGCTTGCTCGTGGCGAGATCCGATCGGCAGACTTCGGCATGGAGCGTCGAGATGTGCTCACGTCGAGCACGGGCGCACCGGTTCCTACGTCGTTCTACGACCAGGTGATAATGTTGGCGAAGGCTGTCGGCCCGATGCTGACTGTCGCGACGACTCTTAACACTGCGGGCGGCGAGAACCTTCAGATCCCTCGACTCTCGACCTACTCGGTCGGTACGGTCAACGCGCAGGCTGCGACCCTCGGCGAGTCCGATCCCGCATTCTCCGCATTCATCACCCTCGGGGCATTCAAGTATGGGTTCCTTACCCAGATCAGCCGTGAGCTTCTTGAAGACAGCGGGGTCGATATCCTCAGCCTTCTGGCGATGAACTGCGGTACGGCACTTGGTTTCGCCGTGAACACTGCACTCACGACCGGAACGGACACGACGGAGCCCAACGGTGTGGTCACTGCATCAGGTTCCGCCCTCATCGGTGGCACCGGCCTGGCAACGACCGGCGCGTTCACCTATGAAAATCTCGTCAGCCTGTACTACTCGCTCGATCCCGCTGCGCGTGCGCTTCCCGGTGTCGGGTTCATGGCGAAGGGTTCCTCGATCGCTGCGATGCGCACCCTCAAGGATGGCGCGGGCAACTTCGTCTTCCAGCCGGCAATGAGCGAGTCCACCCCGGATCGTGTCCTCGGTGTCCCGCTGTACGAGAACCCGGCAATGGCTGCGATCGCTGCATCCGCGAAGTCCGTCATCGCGGGCCACTTCCCGTCGTACTACGTCCGCACCGTCGGCGGCATCCGGCTCGACCGGAGCGATGACTTCGCGTTCTCCAGCGACCTCATCACCTTCCGGTGCACCTTCCGGGTCGACGGCGACCTCCCGCAGACCTCCCACATCAAGCACTTCGTGGGCGCTGCAACCTGATTCACCCTCTAGACCCCGACGGTCGGCCCTTTCCCGCAGGTACTGGGCCGGCCGTCGGGCACCTGCGAACAGGAAGGCATCCTGCGGATGGCTAAGAAGAAGAAGGCACAACGCTCGGCAAGCCGGGCAATCCTCTGGAACTCCAACTCGCCCTGGGCACGGTCAGGTTACGGCGGCCAGACGGCGCAAGTAACGACCCGGCTGCAAACGGCCGGTCATCGGCTCGCCATCGCATCAAATCACGGTCTGGAGGGCACGACCCTCGACTGGCACGGAATCCGACAGTACCCACGCGGGTTCGACATTCACTCGAACGATGTCGTGCCGGCGCACTACCAGGCGTGGGCGCATGAGAACGCCGACCTCGACCCCCTCCTCGTCACCCTGTACGACGTCTATGTCTTCGGGGGGCCGCAGTGGGATGCGATCCCGCAGATCGCGTCCTGGGTGCCGATCGACCACACCCCTGTCCCGCCCAAGGTCGAGAAGTGGTGCGCTCGGAAGAACGTGACCCCGTTGGCGATGTCGCGATTCGGGGAGGCGATGCTCGCGAACGCCGGCATCGACTCGATCTACGTCCCGCACGGCATCGACCCGATATTCAAGCCGACCCAGAGCATCACGGCGGGCGGCAAAGAGTTGACGGGCCGGGATTTCATGGGGATCGACGAGGATCGCTTCGTGTTCGGGATGGTGTCCGCGAACAAGGGCATCGTGCCGAACAGGAAGAGCTTCCCGGAGACGTTCCTCGCGTTCGCGATGTTCGCGAAGCATCACCCCGACGCCGTCCTCTACATTCACACTGAGGATCGTGGGGCGATGTCGGGGATCAATCTGCTGGAGCTGGCGGCGGCGTGCGACCTGAAGACGGACCAGCTCAGGTTCGTCGACCAGTACGTGTTCCGCAGCGGGGTCGGGAATGATCTCCTGGCAGCGATCTACACGGCGATGGACTGCCTCCTGATCCCGAGCATGGGCGAGGGGTTCGGCATTCCGCAGGTAGAAAGCCAAATGTGCGGCACGCCGGTCATCTGCACGAACACGACAGCATCACCTGAGTTGCTGGGTGACGGGTGGCTGGTGGAGGGGCAGCCGTGGTGGGATGCGATGCAAACCTCGTGGATGGTCACCCCGAGCGTGCCGTCGCTCATCGAGGCGATGGAGGCGGCGTACGCGCGTGGACGCGGCAGGTCGCAGGTCGCCCAGGACTTCGCGTCTCAGTACGGGGCGGACTTCGTGTTCAACAATTACTGGCTCCCGGCGATGGAGGCGCTTCGGTGATCCCTTGCATGATCGTTCCCATATTGAAGGGGCCGGAGATCCTCTATCGGATGCTGGAGACAATCGACTATCCGATACGCAAGCTCATCATCATCGACAACGGGGATGCGCTCAGGCATTCAATGGGATGGCCGGTGGAGCACGTTCAGTCGACGAAGGTCATCAAGATGCCGGCGAACCTCGGCGTCGCTGGGTCATGGAACCTCGGTATCAAGGCCGACCCGTTCGCCCCCTGGTGGCTGATCAGCAACTTCGACATCGAGTGGCCGGCCGGGTCGCTGCGCATGTTCGCGGAGCAGTCCGGGGAGGGCGTGCTCCTCGCGCAGTCACCGCAGCCGTACTGCGCGTTCGCAGTCGGCGAGGATGCCGTGCAGCGCGTCGGACTGTTCGACGAGGGCTTCCACCCGGCGTATTTCGAGGACAATGATTACGAGATGCGGTGCGCGATCGAGGGCGTCAAGGTGAAGCGTTCGACTATCCCGGTCGTGCATCACAATTCGTCGACGCTCGGATTCTTCGGCGAGATCAACAACCGGACGTATGCGTCGAACGCGGAGTACATGGATCGCAAGCGGTCCAATCCTGGTCCGGGCGGATGGAGCCTCGAACGACGGAGGGCAAACTCGTGGGACTGATGGCCGAGCGATACACGGACTTCAAGCGGCGGAATGCGGGGGAGACGATCTACGTCGTCGGATCCGGCGCGACCCTCGACTACGTCCCTCGTGGATTCTTCGACGGCAAGACCGTCGTGTGCGTAAACCGATCAGGGGAGGCGCTGGGACTTGACGAGTTCTACTCCGTCACCCACTACCACTTGGACGCGCACATCCTCGCGGATGCACGGCCGGATCTCCCGGTGATCGTCCCGATGGTCGAGCAGGGCATCGGCTACCCGGCGAAGACACGACCCGACCAGGCGAACGTGTTCTTCGTCGAGACGAATCCGCAGATGTACTCGCAGTTCGACACGGCGGAGCACTGGCCGACGCACGACGATCACCTCGTGTGCGGGCCGACGAGCCTGCATATGGCGATGCATTTCGCGGCGTATCTCGGGGCGCGGTTCATTGTCCTCGCGGGCGCGGACTGCGGCGTCCTCGACGACCGGGATGCGGTCGACGGGTATGCGCCAGGTGATCCGAAGCCGTTCACGGTGTGGGAGCAGCAGCTCCCGAAGGTCGCGAAGAAACTCCGGTCGATGGGTGTCGGTGTCGTGTCGCTGAATCCGTTCGTGAACCTCGCCCTTGAAGGGCATCGGTTCCGGGGACCGTCGGTCACGATTAACGGCTGATTTGTTCGGTATGATCACCGTGGAGGGAAGATGACTGCTTACGCGAGTCTTGCTCAGGTGAAGGCGGCTCTACGGATCACCGACACCGTGGACGACACACTGCTGGAGATGGCGCGTGTCGCGGCCTCGGACCTGATCGACGGCTATTGCGGGCGGACCTTCGACTCCTCGGGCACGGTCACGCGAGTGTTCGCCCCATCGGACGACTACGTGCTCCAGACTGATGACATCGCCGGCACGGCGCTGACGATCACTTCGTCGACGGGTGCGGACGGCGTATTCGACACGACGTGGAAGACGACGGACTACCAGCTGGAGCCGCTCAACGGTGTCAGCAACGGTCAGGCGGTGCCGTACACGCGCATTCGGGCGATCCAAGACTACTTGTGGCCGGTTGCCGGCGGTGAGGCTACGGTGCGCGTGAGGGGCGTGTTCGGGTTCCCGTCGAATCCTCTCGTCATCACGCAGGCGACCGTCCTGCAAGCCTCAAGAATTTTTACCAGATTGCAAAGTCCCTTGGGGGTTGCAGGCTTCGGAGAGGCTGGGGTTATCAAGGTGACGCGGGCACTCGACCCGGACGTCGCCGCACTGGTCGAGCCGTACCGTCGGATCGTCGGCGTCGCATGACGGTAACCGTCGGGGCGCTGCGGGCCGGGCTGGCGACGAACCTCGCGACGATCACGGGGCTGCGGGCGAATGCGATCCAGCCCGACAATCCGACCCCTCCGCAGGCGATCATCTTCCCGACGTCGATCACATTCGACCGGACGTTCAAGCGCGGCCTCGACGAGTACCAGTTCACCGTGACCCTCATCAGCAGCCGGGCGGATGCGCGAAATGGTCAGGCGATCATGGATGGCTACTGCGCACCGACCGGGGCCGGGTCGATCAAGACGGCGATCGAGTCGGATAGGACCCTCGGAGGAGCGTGCCAGACGCTCCACGTCACCGAGCTGTCGGCCTACGGATCGACCTCGATTGGGGATACGATCTATCTCACTGCGGATTTCACGGTCATCGTCTACGCATAAGGGAGTAAGGAAATGGCGAAGTTCGTCAGCAACGATTACAAGATAACGATTAACGGGACGGACTTCAGCCAGTCCATCGCCCAGGTCAACCTTGAGATCTCATCCGATGACGTCGAGACGACGGCATTCGGCGGCACGTTCCGCACCCGTATCGGCGGGTTGAAGGATGGCACGCTGCAGCTCGACTTCATGCAGGACTTCGCTGCATCGAGCGTCGATGCGACTCTGTTTCCGCTCCTCAACACCCTCGCGACTGTCGTCATGACCCCGACGTCGGGCACCGTGTCGGCGACGAACCCGTCGTACACGGCGCTTTGCCTCGTCAACCAGTACACCCCGTTCGCTTCGAGCGTGGGCGACCTGGCGACGCTGTCCGTTTCGTGGCCGACGTCCGGGACCGTCACTCGCGGCACCGTCTAGCCGAGGGGTCACCTGCGATGATCAAGCGAATCCCCCTCAAAGTCGAGTACGTCGACGGCACGATCGAACGTGCGCTATGCACGGGCGCGGACTCGATCACGTTCGAGCGGACCTATGACCTGGGCACTGATCAGGTCGGGAAGCGGCTCGAATACGTGTGGTTCCTCGCGTGGGCGGCGTTGACGCGGACGGGGAAGGTCACTCGTACTTTCGAGGAGTGGCTCCCTACCGTGGAGGGTGTCGGCGACGACGAGGAATCGGAGGGGCAAAAGGAGATCCGCCCTTTGGAGAAGGCTCCACCCATTTCACCCTCGTCCACCTTGCCTACGAGTTCGGACTTCCTCCTTCAGTAATCCTGCAGGAGTCGGATCGGATGCAAGTCACGATGTTGCGTTACCTGCGGTGGAGGCATACCCAGCACGGCGACGGCAGGAGGCGATCGAAGTGATGAAGATGAAGGTCACGGGTGAGCAGCGGGCCGTCGCAGTCCTGAAGGCATTCGATCGTGACGTGTTCAAGGGGATCGACAAGGGGTTGAAGCAGGCGGGTGAGGTGCTGCGGGACGAGGTCCGGGCGAACACTCCGTCGTCGGCTCCCCTGTCGAACTGGGGTCGCTGGAATGCGACCCGGACGTCGAAGGCTGGTGTCTCATCGACGAGGGATCTATCCTACAACGCGACGAAGGTCCGCACGGGGATCAAGGTCGTGACGTCGCAGCCGAAGCGGGAGACGACGGGAGGGAAGTTCCGGGTCGCGGTCGCAACGATGTCGCCGGCTGGCGCGATGTATGCGCTCGTCGGGTCGGCTAAGAAACGGTACGGGCAGGAGTCGTCGTATCGTGGCCGGTCGTTTGTCGACAACCTGAACAACAAGGCGGGCCGGAAGTATGCACGCGGGTTGCATGAGGCAGCAAAGAATAATGCTGTCGTCGCTCGGGCGAAGGAGAAGGTCGCGGAAGTGATCCGTGACGCGGAACGTCGAGCAGACAGAATCTTGGGGGGTCGACGCTGATGGCTATTGACATTGTTATCCAGGGCGATTACCGCGACCGTGACATTAAGCGGGCGCAACGCGACCTTGATCTATTGAAGACCCAGTCGGGGATCACTGGGTCGGCGTTCACGAAGATGTCGGCGATAGGTGTCGGCATGGGTGCGGCGCTCGGTGCTGCGGCGCTCAGTGCGGCAGCTGCAGGCGCACAGATGGCGATCGCATTCGGCGTCGACGGCGTGAAGGCGTTCATCCAAGACGAGGCGGAGGCAGCGAAGCTCGCGAAGACGATGTCGAATCTCGGCATGGAGGGCGCTACTGCTGCGGTCGAAGCCAACATAGACGCTCTCCAGCGGCAATTCGGCGTGTCGGACAGTCTTCTTCGTCCATCTATGGAGAAGCTCCTGAGGTCATTCAATGACGTCGGGACCGCCAGTCAGATGATGTCGTTGGCACTCGATGTCAGTGCGGGAACCGGCGCAACATTGGAAAAGACCGTCCAGGCGTTGACACGCGCAGCGGGAGGAAATGCGCTTTCACTCGGTCGGATAGCGCCGGAGCTGGACAAGAATATTCTGAAGTCTGGCGACATGAATGCGATCACCGCGGAGCTTTCGCGGACGTTCAGCGGGCAGGCGCAAACTGCGGCCGACACTTACCAAGGGCAATTAGCCCGGCTCGCGGTCGGGTTCGATGAGTTGAAGGAGTCTTTCGGGGCCGGGTTTATCAACGCTCTGGGCGCAACCGAGGGCAAGACAGGCGACCTCATGGTCGCGATGAAGAACCTCCAACCAGCGATGGAGGGCTTGGGCGCGGCGTCTGCGACAGTCGTCATCGGCCTAGCGAACCTCGTCACCGCATCGGACAAGGCATCAAAGTCCGGCAAGCGGCTACTAGATGATCCAAATTGGGACGACCTAGTCGATCTGTTGATTCAGGTGACTGGAGCCAATGAGAAACTGACGTCGTCATTCATTCAGGGCATCCCGATCATCGGGCCGTATATCAACATCGTTGCGCAGTTGACTGGAGCGTATGACAAGCTCGGGATCGCAGCAGGTCAGGCAGGCGACGAGCAGGCCACCGTAATCAACAGCGTCCCCACCACCTTCGGCGAACTCAGGCAGGTCATTTCTGGCACCGTCGGCGCGGCAATCGCGGCAGGCGAAGCGACCAGTACCTACGGCGGCAAACTCGTCGAGTACGGGGTGTCGGTTCAGAAGGTCGGTGGCAGTGCGGCGGCGGCGACTCCGAAGGTGTACAAGTATGCGGAGGCGATCAAGGCCGCGCAGAAGGCCACTGATGACGGCGTGAAGTCGTTCAACGACTACGCATCTGGTGTCTCCGAGTCGATCATGAAACTCCTCTCCATTGATGATGCGGCAACCCTGTTCGAGGAGCGGAACAGCCAGGTCAAGACGGCGCTGAAGGATCTAGTCGACTACCAGGCGACCCTGTCGACGGAGCAGACCGACGCGGAGAGGAAGAGGGTCACCGAACTTCAGGCGATCTACCAGGCGGCGCAGACGCAAGCCGCCGAGGGCGGGGCGTCGATCGTCGACACGTTCGTTCAGCAGGCGCAGAAGGTCAGCGAGTTCGGGACGAAGATGAGGCAGCTCCTCGCGGCCGGGTTGAACGAGACATCGTTCAAGGAGATCGCCGCGATGAACCTTGAGAACGGCACGAGGGTCGCTGACGCGTTCCTCGACGGCAACATTCAGGAGAACATCCGGCGGGCGAATGAGGCTGTCGGGTCGGTGAAGTCGATCGCGGATCAGGTGGGGCTGGATGCGGCGAAGCAGTTCGCGACCGCAGGTATCCAGATGGCTGTCGCGATGATCGAGGCGCTCCTTGAGGTGATCGGGCCGAAGGGGAAGGGCCGCAAGGCGCTCGCCGCGATGATGGACAGTCTCGCCGAGTCACTGAACCGCACGTCGTACATCACCGTGATCACGACGTCGTCGGGTCAGGGTGGGGTGACACCTGGCTCGACTCCGGCGATGAGTCCGGTGGAGGCGTCGAATCTCGCGGACTTCCTCGCGGGCGGCATCGGGTCACCTGTCGGCGGGTTCTTTCCCGGCTTCGCTAATGGCGGCCCGGTGATGGGCGGGAAGCCGATCATCGTCGGAGAGAAGGGGCCGGAACTGTTCGTGCCGGGCAGCAGCGGCAGCGTCGTCCCGAATAACGCGATGGGCGGGAACACGTACTCGATCACGGTGCAGGCGGGGGTCGGTGATCCTCGTGCGATCGGGCAGTCGATCGTCGAGTACGTGAAGAAGTTCGAGCAGGCCAACGGGCCGGTCTTCCGGGCCGCATGACGTTACGCGCCCAGATCGCCTTCGACCTGTCCTACACGACGGGCGTCAACTTCTTCACCCTCGACGACACCGATAAGGGCGTGCTCGACAACACTCAGTATGTCCTCGGCGGCGATGCCCTCATCGACGTCACGCAGTACCTGCGGAGCGTGCAGGTCGACAGGGGCCGTTCGCGGACGCTGGAGAAGTTCACCGCCGGGCAGTGCAACATCACCCTCGACAACCGGACGCGCATCTTCGACCCTACCTACGCGGCTGGACCGTATTACACGCAGATCCTCCCGAGGAAGCAGATCGTCATCGACAACGATGGCGAGGAGTTGTTCTCCGGGTTCGTTGAGGACTGGAACTTCGCCTACCCGTCCTCCGGGTTCGACGCCGTCGCTTCGGTGTCGGCGTCGGACGGGTTCACGATCCTCGCCCAGCAGACGATGACGGCCGGGACTCAGGTCGCGCAGTTGTCCGGGCCTCGCGTGACGGCTGTCCTTGACGCTGCGGGCTGGTCGAGCGTGAAGCGCGACATCGGGCCGGGCCAGTCCACCCTCGACGCGGACGTCGTGTCGGCGACCACCAACGTCCTCTCCTACTTGCAGCTGGTGGAGACGAGCGAGTTCGGTGCGCTCTTCATCGGCCGGCAAGGAGCACTCACGTTCCGGGACCGGGCGCAGTTGCAGGCATTCACGACGGGGATCACGTTCGGGCCGACCGGTATCCCATACCGCGACATATCCGTGGTGTGGGGAACTGAGGAAATGAAGAACACCGTGTCGGTGACGTACACGGCCGGCGGGACCGTCGCTGGCACGGCACTCGCCGAGAACACCGCAGCCCAGGCGGCGTACGGAGTCATGGACGTCAACTATGCGACGATCATGTCGAGTTCGGTTGAGGCGTCCGCGATGGCATCATGGCTCGTCGGCCTCTACGCGCAGCCCCAGTACAGGGTCGACACCCTCACCGTGTCCCTCGACGGGATCACGGCCGGCCAGAAGGCGAGCGTCCTCGATCTCGAACTCGGCGACGTCGTCACCGTCGGGTTCACCCCGTCATCCATCGGGTCGGCAATCTCGCAGATCGTGTCCATCGACAAGATCTCGCATCAGGCGTTGCCGGATCGGCATGACGTGACGTTCACCCTGTCGGAAGCGCTCGCGGCGTTCATCTTGGACGACGCTACCTTCGGCGTCCTCGACGACGATATATTGGGATTCTAGGAAGGAGAGGCATGGTTGCTTTCACGGCAGGGGCGGTCCTCACGGCCGCGAACCTGAACACCGCATTCAACGCGCTCACGCTGCGGACGGTCACCTCGACCTCCGACACACTGGTCCTCGCGGACAACGGCGGCGGGGTGACCTACTCCAACGCCAGCGCGACCACGTCGACCATCCCGCCGAACTCGTCGGTCGCATTCGCGACGGGAACGAAGATCGTCCTCATCAACCTGGGGGCCGGTGTCGTCACGGTCACGGCAGGCGCAGGCGTCACCGTCAACGGGGCGACCTTGACGCTGGCGCAGAACGCGGGCGGAAC